ATTGTGCTTCTACAGTTAGCATGCATTGGCGGCATATTTACTCCTGGTTGTCCGTCCAGTACGTTGAATACTTGTCCATTAAGACTCTCGCATATAGCGGAAGTTCTGTCATCGAGGGCGGCCAAGTATCTATATTGTTTAACATCATTTTCTACGTATAAATCCTTCAGTCCAGCGTTAGCTAGTCTGACTGTTTCTGTTCTAGCAATTACTAGGGGTCTCTTGTCTGAACTCAATGTAACCCTTGTGTCACCGTCGACGGTCTTGGTTCTATCGTGTAAGTCTAAGGACCGCTCTATGTCTCGCTCGATGTCTCGGATGGTTTTGTTCTTCTTGAATCCGTTTCTTAGGATAACTCTTAATTTCTCAATCTCTCTGGCTGGCAATAATCCTTCTGCTAACTGTAATGAATCTGTAGCAGCCAACTCCTCAAACTGATAGCTCTTTAATCTTTGGAGGATCTTAATCAGGTAGTCTGTGTATTGGAATCCAGCTATTTCGGTAATGTTAACATATTGTGCTAGAGTCATGTCCCTTGCTTGGGCCTCTGTGATCTCACACTTACAATCTTCTTTGCAGACGTGCTTTGCTTTTGCTTGGACTTTTACTTCAGCCTTTTGGTTAGCTGTAGGTTTAGCGCCAGGCACTTCAGGCTGTTGGATCTCTTCCTCTTCCTCTTGTCTGATTTTATCTTCTTCTGCTTGGGTTTGAGCTTCTTTGGGGCTAGCCATTATCTTGGCTGCTTCTTCGTAGCCTAGAATATTTGCAATGTCAAGTTCTGCTGCTGCCTTTAACTCTGGGCTCAAGAATGGATTCTTAATCATTTCAGTTAGCCTCATTACTTTCTCGTTCTTGTCTTTGTCTGATGGAAGCTCCCAAATGAATTTAGGTATAAAGTCTAATTTATTGTTTCTTAGTAATGGTCTGATAATCTTTTCCTCTACTGTTGTTTCTACTACTAATCTGATCGAGTTTACGAACTTCTGGAAAGTCTGTGATTGAGCCTCTGCTAATCCTTCAGGTACATTTGCCTTACCTAATAAAACTAATGGGATTCCCATGCCAAATGCAATCTGTTCAATGTCGTGGTTAGCAGCGTCTTCTAGGTTCTTGCCAATATCACCAAAGTCAATCACCTTCATCTCTACATTAGCGTCGGACACCCACTCTGTCTGGTTGTTCATGTATTGTAATTTTGTCTTAAAGTCTTCGATTGCCTTTGCGTTAACAGCCTCTCCGGGTACGCCTACTTTTACGTGGATCGGTGCTCCAGCTTTTCTAGTTAATAATTCGTGTTTGTCAATCTCTGAGGAGGTGTAATATTCTAATGCAACCATCACCGGAGAAACATAACCTAATCCATATGCTTCGTTTGGAATCTTATTTAAAAGTAAATGCGCCATCTCGTCTGGGGCGAAAGGGACTACTTCGTCTGCTTTCTTAGCGACGGTGAAATTCTTGAGGTTTCCGACAAATTGATTATAACCCAAAACTTTTCCTTTCTTGTTTCTACGGACGTACATGTTGTTAGCGTTCATCACCCTAACTAAAGAATTATCTAAGTCTAGTTCTAGGAATCCATTACCCTTTGAAACTCCTTCAGCAATCCAGGACCTCATTACTGTCATGAAGTTTGCTTGGTGGATAAAATCATCAATAAGGGCCTGAGCGTTTTGGTCGTCTACTTCGATGGTAAAATCACCCATGATGCTGTCTGTGAGCTTATTAACTGCGCCGTTCAATAGGCCGATCTTTTTGCCAGCTTTCTCTATTTGCTCGAAATTAAAAGGATGTTTTGCGCCTAGCCCCTTTGGGAACTTAAGCGGGATGTCTTGTGTTTGACCCTTGAATGCTTCAGATAAAGATTTCTGGTAGGCTTCACTAGCATAATATCTTGCCTCGTCTGCCTTGTCCACAGCCAAATACCCTTGAATCTTCATGTAAGTGATACTGGGATTTCATTTATAAAATATGGTTTAACAAATATATATATGATTTCTTAAGCAAGATATGGGGCGTACTCGTGACTCAATTCTCCTAACATTCTCATCATCATAGCGTCGGCAAAGTCGGGGCTTCTCCCTAGGTCCTCTTTGATCTTCTCCTTGTCGATGATTCGGAGAGTGGTGTCCTTATCGATGTCTTTGACCTTGATCTGCTCTAGATCCTCAATAAGGAGGTTCTTGAAGTTGATTGGGATGTCCTCGTAGATGCTTAGTTTTGCTTGGGAGATGTATTCTGCTAACGTGAAGTAACATTGAGCCTTGAGGTTAGCGTAGTTGTGTTGTTTGAGTCTAGGGCTCGTTGTTTCATAGGGTCTGGAGTTGTTCACGAATCCTTTGATTTGAGGGCACTTGACCTTCAGTTCATCTACTACTCCACCGCCTACACCGTCTTCGTCTATCACCACTTGGCTGAATGGAATCTGATAAAATAAACACGTATCTTCTATTTTCTTTCTGACTTCTACGGTTGAGGATTTGTCCATGGTCCAGATGGCTGCGAGATGTAATCCCTTCCAGTACATAAAGACCGACTTATCCTTTCCGAATCTAGCCACGTCCACAGTTAACCATCTTTTTGCTTGCTGGTGTTCTTCTACGTACAACCCAAACATGTCTAGAATCTTATCGTATTCGAACAGCCTGCTTGGATCATCATCATACTCCCAGTTGCCAAACAATAGTCTCTCTTTGCTGACTTTGTCTAGTTTCTGGAGGTTTTGTTCGTAATAGTCAGAAATGTAAGGATTGTCGCCCACTAATGCCGGTACAAATTTCCTGTAGCTCGGTAGTTCTCCGATAGAATAAGGTTTGTAATATTCCCTGTAGGCGAAGTTCTTACTTGGATTACTGGCCATCAACATCTTAGGGATTAGGTCAAACTCATCTAGTTTGAATCTAAGTCTGCTCATTACGATATTCTTAGCTTTCTCGGTTATCTGGCTCACTTCATCCATAAAGGCGAAGGTGTACTCTGTGCTACCCAGAGAATCGAACTCAGGGTCACTAGGGTACAGAAAAAGGTCTTTGAGGTATATCTCACTGCCATTTGTAAAAGAGATCACACCAGCCATGGAATTGTATCTGTAGTCAATATCCTTTTTTAAGCCCCATTCCTTACAAACCATGAAAAATGACAATAAAGTAGATTCTTTTAGGGATTTCAATACTGCTCTGCCCATCAGTCCTCTCACTCCAGGATAGCGCAAACACATGTAAACAGACCACACACAGCCCAGATAAGACTTTCCTCCTCCAGCGCCTCCGCCATAAAATAACTCAGTCGTCTCACTATCTAATAAATATTTAAATGCCTCTTGCTGTCTTTTACTCGGCTTCCATCGGATTTCTTTCATGTAATTTAGCCTCAGTATCACTTTGTCCGTTAATGTCCGTTAAATGTCCGTTATTCTTGATAGTATCAGTTTGCGACTTCTTAACTCTGGTTATGTATTCCCTACAAAAATCTACTTCAAATTCTTCAACCTTTTCTTTCCTTAAATGTCTAATAAACTTAGACTTAGCAGTCATTTTTGTATCCCCAAACACTTTTCCGCATCTACAAGTAATCCAATCATTAGCACATTGATTCAACATATGTTTTTTATTCATTTATTTTTCTCCTGCTCATCCGGAGCCTCAATTATAAGTTTAAATCCTTCACCTTTGTGCTCAATGGATTGTTCGGACTTCTCGATGTAGCCTCTGTCTTTATTTCTGCACTTGTTGAAGAAGATTACTGCTGCTGGGTTGCCTTTTCTCATAAGATCGAATAGGGCATCTTCGCCAAAATCTTTTACATCTAGTTTGGTACCTTCTACTTTTGATTTGAAGGCTGGTTGTTCGAGCCATCTATAAAACATTGCTCTGCTTAGTTTGGCTGCTCGGCATGCTTTGGTTACTAGACATGATTTGTTACGGAAGATCTCTAAGAATTCTAATTGCCGTTGACTCAATTCTCTTTTGTGATATTTCAGTCTATTCTGTTTCATGTTTAAGGTATGTATTTATCCTCCATAAGATTATGATTCCGATAATTGACAAGATTACTCCTGCGATTGGTTCGTTTAGTCCCATGATTATATGGGGGGGCGGAATGTGTAGAAAATTCTCTGCCCCGTTACCCCCCCCTGCAGAGTATGATGTCCCTTGGCCCCTCCGAAGAGGGCTTACGTGAAATCCAACCAAGGGCTCTTGGAGTAGCGAACCCCGCAATCAGCTGATTATGATTTGATATGTTTCTCTTGCTTCCAGGTCTTTTCTTGCGCTTCTTTTACTGCGTCTGGACCGTCTTGCATGATAATATATTTTTGACCATAGCCTTTGAACTGATAGGTTTTCTTCTTGATGCTGACTCTTAATCCTGGGTTCTCTTTGGTTAAGTGGGAATCGAATACTGTGCCTTCTTCTATTAGTTCGAAGTTCTTTAGATCTGAGTATTTATCCCAATCTGTTACTGGTACTAGGACTTTTTCAGGAAATTCTATCTTACCGTATTTTCTGAGTTGTTCTCTTTTTTGGGTATCGATTGCGCCATTGAAATCCTCTCTTGCTACGAACTTTGCGAAGGGTAATTTCTTCTTGGTTGCTTCTAGTTCTTTTTCTCCTAGAGTATGTTCGAACTTCTCTTGGGGAGTTTTTGATTTCTTTCGCAAGTCTACTTCAAAGTAACGCCTATCTGTGTCGTTTGCTGGTCTGTAAATTGATGTTTCTACGTCTGCCATTTTATGCTCCTGGGTGTTTCTCCGTCACCCCTTTATTTAATTGGGTCTTGAGTCTATCTATGTCGTTGATGGCGATTCTTAGGTCTGATTCTGCTTTGCTGATTGCTAGTTCTATTTGTTTGTCTTGCTGTATTCGATTGTAGGGTTTGAGAAATTCTTCGTATTCGTTTTGGAGATCTTCGAACTTTCTTTTTTTTACTAGGAATTCTTCTTGTTTCTTGAATACTTCAAGGCTTAATCCAGCTTCTGTTTTTTCTTTTTCTCTTTTAGCAATGCCCTTTTCTGTGAGGGTTTTCTCTTCGGTTGTGAGTTTTCTTAACATATTGCTATTAATAGGATTTTAATTAACCAGATTAGAAATAAAACAAATGCTGTTGTTGTGAGACTCTTGATTATCTTTGATAGAATGTCATTCATTTCAAATCCTCCTCGGTTAGGTTGAAGAACTCAATCCAATCATTATCATCCAGAGTATTATGTCCATTATACCACTTCACAGCCTCGGTTTTCAGCTCGGTCTTAAGGACATAATCATCCGCTTCACCATCGCCCATGTCATTCACAGTTTTAAGATTACTCATTTTCCCTCAATAACATACAATCCTCTTGTTGTTTAGTTAACTGACTATCCTTCCAACTCTCAACAAAAAACTCTGCTGCTTGCTGTAATTCTTCAGCATTGTCGTCTTCATTCATCTAGCATCTCCCCACATTTTGGACAAACATTTTTCTCCATTAAGTCTCTGATGTCCTTTAAATTGCACCAGACACTGTCCCAATAATCAAACCCTTCCTCGCTCGAGGACCACATAAATGCTTTCTCTAGACAGCCTATTACTTCAGCCATCTTTTCCTTATCATATTCTTCAACTTTATTCATTTTCTAAGAAGGTTGGGTCTATAAGTTTAATTTGTTCGTCTACTGCTTCTCGGCAATATCTGTCTGGTTTGAAGTCTGGGTACATGTTGAAGAACTCATGCTGTCTAAAATTGAAACCGATACTCTTTTGAAGTATTTTCTCTCTTGGTTCTACGCGCTTTCCCATACATTAATTAATTAACTATCTCACTATTTAAACCTTTCGGTATCTTATTCTCGAACTCTAGTCTACTTCTTTTAATACTCCATATTATGAACTCTTAAGATTACTTTTTCTGAATTTTCCACCTCACTCTTGCAATTTTGATAGAGGGTAATAATGCTGTCAATCTCAGGCTTTTTATTTTTGTTTAGTGTAAGTATTCTACTTCTCCCAACTGTCTTTTTCTGGACATATCTCCTTTCCTCTAGACAAGAAACCATTCTAGACACCGTAGAAAGTTCAAGCCCAAGCCTCTTAGCTAAAAAGGATAAATTAGGAAGATCTTTTGAATTTGCAATGAGAAACTCCAAAATCAGAACCTCATTTGCAGAAAGCTGATCAACTTCCATCTTCCCCTCCCAGGAAGGCCTTAACTTCCTTTCTCGGGGCCGGTAAGATCCTTTCCATTTCTCCTGATTTTGTTTTTGCTACCATCAAACCACAACCAATCTTTTTAAATCCTCCAGGCGGGGCCACTTGCGTATCTCCTTCGTCAAAGTTTTCTGGGTTCATTTTGGCGTCTCCTTTTGTGATTTCGGTAAATCAAGCGCTTTTCTTGTCTCTTCCATCCTTTCCGTTAATGAGGCAACATGTCCTCGAT